CATATGTTCTTATCAGGTGAATCGTGGACTTTTGTACTTTGTTCAAAAACTTTTGATTTTAATAGGTTCTGTCCATTGTGTAAGGCAACATCTGAATTATATCAGGGCACGGCTGCTGATAAGAAGTTGGCGAATAATTATAAGAGAAAGGAAAAATTTGTAGGTAACTTTTATATTTCTCTTGATCCGCGTGATAGTGAGAGGGAAGAGGAAGATAGAGTGGTAGGAAAAGTGATGTTGTATGAATTTCCATCTAAGGTTGAAATGAAGCTTAAGGAAGAAATTACTGATACAAGAAATGGCTTAGGTGCCGACATCTTTAATCCTGGTGATGGGGGCTTTAATTTCATATTAAAAGTACTCGCGACTAAAAAGGATAGAAACGGTAATATATGGCCAGATTACAGCTCATCCACTTTTGCTAGAAGATCATCAGCTCTTGGTAATAGAGAAGAGATTAAGACCATAATGGAATCAACCATTGATATTGATGAATATATCGAAGGTTTGGTTAAGACTGATGAAGATATCATTTCACTTATGAAGTCTGAAATGATATGGGATCTTGCTAAAGACGATTATGCGAGATTTTCAAGAAGAGTAGAGAGTGAGGAAACTGAAAGCACACAGAGTAGTACCGAAGTAACAGAAGTAACTTCTAGTGAAGAAGATGCTACTGACGAAGAACTTCTTCGTGAATTAGAAGGATTGTAAGTTTGTGGTAACGGTTTAAAAGTTAGTGTCGGTGTAAAAGGCGGGAACTAACACCACGACCATTAATACCTGACTAAGAATTATAGATTGGGAAAGTAGTATTATTAGTGTGTCTAGTAAAGTGTTTGAGTGTAGAGGAAAACCCCCTTACCGTTGCTGCGGTAAAGGGGTTTTTCATTTTAGGAGGTAGTATGAAACCACGTATAATGATTGATTTGGATGGTGTTATCCATCGTTATTCCAAGGGATTCCATAATGGCACCCTTTATGATGGTGTTATGCCTGGTGCTAAGGAGTTTATAGATTCTATGAAAGATATGTATGAGATTGTTATATTCACAGCTCGTATATCAAAATCTCCAAATAGATTTGCACCACGGACTAAGGTGAAAGAGGTTAAAGAATGGCTTGATAAGCATGATATTTATTATGATGATATAACATCTGATAAGTTACCGGCTATAGCCTATATTGATGATAGAGCCATTGAGTTTAGAGGCGATTGGAATTATGTAAGAGAACGGTTTGATATGTTGGATGGTGAAGGAAAAGAAGAGTTCGGTGTGGAATGTTGGAAAAGAGATATGAAAAAAGTTCTGGAGAAGTTTGATGCCTAGTATAAATACTTGTATGAGTGGGAAAGGTGGAGATTTTGAACGATTGATATCCAAGTTCTTAAGTGTGTGGTTAACTGGCAAAGCCAAGCCATATCAATATTGGAGAATGCCTGGTAGTGGCAGTTTGGCCACTATTCATGAGGAGAATGTTGGTTTATCTGGTGATATAAGGGCTTTGACACCTGAGGCAGAGTTTTTAACTGACTACTTTTCTATAGAATGTAAGACAGGTTATCCTAAAACCACATTCTGGCAACACTTCAAAGACATAAAGAATTTTAATATAAAGTTATTCTGGCAACAATGTGTTAATGATGCAAGAAAGGCTAGTAAAGAACCAATGCTTATATATAGAAAGAAAGGTACAAAGCCTGTGGTTGGTATACCATATAATGTCGATGGTTTCTTTAAATGGATAGGTATTGGAGGTATTCGTGATATCAATAGTATTATGATACGATTTAAGGAGAATGATCTACCGGCTCTTGTTTTGTATGATATGAATGATTTTTTTAGTAAAGTAAAACCAGATGATATGTGGAGATTGATGTAATGGCTAAAATTAACGTAACACCAGATGAGTTTTGTGATATTGTGGTATCATTTCTCTTTGATAAGATGCTACATCCAGATGAAATAGTACCTAACAATATTGAGTTTAATGATTTAATGGAATCTATGAGAGGTAAGGGTTTAAGATCACTTTTTATGAATTATTATCTTAGCATGGATTCTAATACGCGAGTTAAGTACAAGAAGATAAAAAATATCTTCGATGGTTCTAATATGACAAGTGTTATAAATATTGTTCCTGAGAGGATAAAAGTAAAACCAGAAAAGGAAAAGAAGATACTAAAGAAGGTTATAGGCCAATTACTTGCTCATAGTGAGTTAGAGGACAAAGAAAAGGAGATGTTAGCCGAGTTTAGTAATCTTGTTGACGAGAATTTTTGGGATTTAGTAGAGGTAGAGGAGGAAGAGTAATGGGAAAAATGATTGATGGAGATGGTCCAGAGACAAAAATTGCGACAGATACGGCCGTAAAGGACGTACCTGATGGGATAGAGACCGATGTTGAAGGTGTACTTGCGCATGCTGAAAAAAGCGGTATGCCTGTATTTGATGTTGATAAAGAGTCGTTTTATCAGAATATGAATTATGGTAGGAGACGCTTAAGGTTTAAAAGCGGTTCTGCGGCGCAGAAGTATATGCAAGGTACAAAGTATAACAGACCATTCTGGATTAGATGTCCTGATGGCTATACCAGAAAGGTAAAATAGAAAGGAGAGTAATATGTTTATGAACATTGTTGTTAGGCCAGAAGTTGGTGAGACTGCGTGGTGTTTTGGTAAAATAAGAGCTGTAAATGGTTACCCATATATGGAGGAGATTCAGGGTTGTATAGAAGATGCAAATGATGAATATGTTATGGTACAAGATATTTCCTATAAAATTGCCATACATAGAATTACTGATTTTACATTTGGTGGTGTACGAACACCAAATAAAAAATTTGACCTAGAAAGAACTGATAAAGAGAATAAGGATATGTGGAGAAGACTAGGTGGTAAGACCTGGTAATAGTTTACAAATTATATATAATGTAGTATAATTATATAAAATATGGATAAGGAGTTGTTGAAATGAAAAATGTGATTGTTCTAGTAGATTTCAATAACCTTCTATTTAGGAACTTCTTTGTTAAAGAAGTTGGTGGCTATACCACAAATCCTGAGTATGCGCTGTGGAGGTATATGATATGTGATTCGTTGTATAAGCTTCTATGGAAGGTTGATGATATTAAAGAAGTTGTTCTAGCTGTGGATGATAAGGTTTCATGGCGTAAATCCTATTTTCCTAGATATAAAGAGTCAAGAAAGAAAGAAAGAGATAAATCTGATATAGATTGGGATAGATTATTTGAAGAGATAAACAAACTTGTTGCCGATCTTAAACATCATTTTCCATTTAAGACTATTCGTTTACGTCATATGGAAGCAGACGATGTAATAGCTGTAATAGCACAAGAGAGTAAGTATGATTGTGTTATATCGTCTAATGATGAAGATTATCTCCAGCTATGTTCCGACAGAGTAAAATTGTGGAATCCATCAAAAAGGAAGTATATTGTATGTGAGTGGCCAGAAGAGTTTGTTATAAAAAAGTGTTTGACAGGTCAGAGAAAGGATGATATCTTTAATGTAAAGACTCCGAGTGATTGGGGACTTACAGAAGAAACAAAAGGAAAGAGAAAACCAGGTTTTGGTCCTAAGTCAGCGGACAAAGTTATGGCCGGTGACTATAAACAATGGCTCAGAGATCAAGATTTGGAAGAGAATTTCCATCGTAATAGAGTTCTTATGGACTTTAATTACATACCACAAACAATAAGAAAGAGAATTTTAGAAACTTACCGTAATTATAGTTTCCCACCGCCCGCCAATATATACCAATTCTTTAAGAAATATAACATGAGAGGATTCTTGGACGATTTTACTGCGGTGGAAAGAAAGTTGATGGAATTGTACTGATGTGGCCTCTATTAATAACTATAAGCATGATATTGGTGGCCATAACTCAGGCTATTAATAAGCAGTATGGATTTTGTCTTATATCATATATGTTTTATAGTATAACATGTGTATCGTTATTAGGATGGATGATGCCATATGCATATGAGTTATCACTTACGTTCTATAAACCATATTTTCTTGGAATAGCACAGTTGTCGGCATTTGGAATGATTGTATCTAAATGTTATTTTAAGGAAATTATGATGTGGTACAACTGGATGGGTATAGCAATGGTCACTATTGGTAGTTTCTTGGTGATAAAATTATGACAAGAGTTGTGAATATAAAAGGAGAAAAAGATGGGTATATCTATATTGGACGTGGTTCAAAATGGGGAAATCCGTTTAAAATAGGTATAGATGGAACAAGAGAAGATGTTCTATGGAAATATGAAAAATGGATAATGAAAAAACCTAAGTTGTTACTTGATTTAATGGAGTTGGAAGACCAAGTTCTAGGTTGCTATTGTAAACCGAAGGCCTGTCATGGCGATGTGCTGGTAAAATTATTGGATAGGAAAAGAGTAGAAGAATCGGATTTTGAAATATATTATAAAGGAATATGAGTATGAAAGCTATTAGATATG